CGTAATGATCTGGAGTTTCAGTAAGCCTAGAAACCTTGACCAACGCCATACATAAAGCAGCTTGGTGTGGTGTGATTGGGAAATCAAGATATGCACTCCACAATCCAGCAATTCTTTTGTGATTATAATACGGATGTCCATAGACACTTCCGCGCTCTTGGATCGTAGCAATGACTTCATTTAACAGATCCTCAGTTTTTGTCATAATCAAAGACCTGCTCTAATTTAAGTTTTTGGATTTTGGCTTGATGATCTATGCAAGACTTCCATCCAGCAGCTCTACCGGCATAATAGCCATTATCGTAAATTTCTGATTTTCGGTGTTCATCCCAAAAATACAAAGCTGCTCCAATTAAACAGCCTATAATAAATCCGTATCCTACTATTTCCATGTTCGCTCCCTAATATCAAGCGGTTGCCTGATACAGAAAGTATGACTTAAAGCAAGGACACTCAGTAAGTTATTTACGGCGTGTTTTATAACGATTAGATAACGCCAAGATCCTCAAGATCATCGATATGGTCATCAATCGTGCGTTCGTGATAATCGGTTTCACGCCCCATAAGACTTCCTATTATAAGTAAAGCTGCCATCTTTGTTAATTGGGATCATGGTTGGAGTCATATTCTTACCATTCCACTCAAGCACAGCAATGCCCATTTGCCAATTAGCCAAGCCCTTTGTGTAAGATGCTTTTGCTCGGTTCATAAGGTTGCCCACCTCTAGCCCGTAAAGGGGTCTATAAGCCCCGTAGAGCCCCTCTGAGTAGGCTGACATACCTAACCTATGGGTATGACCACAAACCACGCTCTTTCCTGCCTTTTTGGCAAGATTTAGGGCAGTCTGTCCAGCGTTTGGATTCATGTTGCCTTCATCGCCATGAGCCAAGATCCAGCCCTTTTCAAATTCATAGAATTGCTTATGAAAAGTTATACCTAAATCATCGAACTGCATGAACTTGGCGTATTGTAATTCAGGTAGGCTGATTAAACCCGGGACTTTTAATAAGGTGTTGTAAAGTCTATCTGTGTGATTTGATCTAATTATGTGAGCTTCTTTTGAATGCTCTGTTAAAGCCCAAAGAATATCTTGAGTCGCTTTGCGATCATCGTCAAGGGTCTGCTGATAAGCCAAAGGTGTTTTTTCAGCCCATCGGCTAATAGTTTGAAAATCGATTTCATCGCCAACGCAAAGGACACTATCAAACCTCTCTCGCTTGGCTAACTTTATGACATTCTTTACAGCTACTTCATGGTGGTATGGGATTTGTAAATCCGAAATGACCAAGTATCGCTTAATCGTCATCCTCATCTGGAGTTGGGATAGTTGGGATTATTCCTTTATCGCCCACGATCCAGTCAGGCATTGATTCAGGATTATCCATTAAATAAAGCGCACAGGATTCATTAAATCCAGCTTTGCGTGCAGCTCTAAACATTTCATGCTTTGCAATATAGAATTGATCTAATTTACTTAATGGTTCAGGAGTTTGGCGAACTACTCTCCGATTAACCTTTTTGCGTGGTGTGCGTTTCCGTGTGTTCGCCATAGCAGAAATTATCGCCTATTCATTAATGAGAACAGTTCATCAACACGCTGTTCTAATCTTAAACTTCTATCATCAATTCGGTTAATGGCATCCTTGATCGAGCTGCCAGAATTCGGGCGGAGTTCGCTTAGGAAGCTTTTAATAACCCATCGTAGAGCCAGCAATAAAGCGCTTGCGATACTTATTACGCCAACGCCAAATGCGACTAATTCGTTCGGTGTCATTTTTCAGAACCAACACCAAACTCACCCTCGGTTTTATCTAATGCTCTAGCTGCTGGCCCTGCTAGGGCTGCAATTACTACTGATACAACTGGATCTAATCCAAGTTCATTACTTGCCAAGAATGTCAAGAATGAAACCAAGACTCCACGAAAGTAAGACTTTAGGACTGCCTTTTGTTTATCTGTGATTTTCATTAGTTACCTTTCAGTAGTGGGATGTCGAACTTTTTGCCATTTTGATTTGGTTTAAAAGAGATATGGATGTGTTTATCATGTGGGTTGATGCCGCGATATTTGACCCATCGCCATAATGACTTACTTGAGCAGATTTTCTTGCTAAAGATTATGTAAGATATACGCTTATCTTTTTTTGCTGTGAGTCGAAGCTGATCTGCCAGAGCATGACTAATCCCTTGTTCATTAGATAAGCCAGCGTCAATATCGATCGCGCAAACTTCTCCGTCTGGTCGTGGGTTGTGATCTGATTTTCGAAGTGCATGTTTACTATCAGAAATCCACCCATCACTTCGCTTATCGCGATCCAACCATGTTTCATTAATTTGGTCGCGAAGCGTGTCAGCAGCTTTAGATAACCAAGGCTTCATTAGCCAAGTAACAATTTTGCTTCGTCAGCAGTAATGCCAAGTCTGTCAAGTAATGCTTGTTTTTCGACAGCCTTTGCTTCGGCTACGGCTTTTGCTGCTGCTGCATTTTCTGCATCTAATTCCATTTGAGCAATTTCTTCAGCATTTGCATCTCTGATAATTTCTTCACCAGTTGTTACATCAACAATTTTGATTTGTGGTTTTGTCATTTTAATTTACTCCATATAAATAGGCTGTGCCTGATGTAAAGTTTCCTGAGCCAGGTGATAAAACTAAACTTGTAATTGCTGATGTTTGATTATATCCAAAGCCTGCAAAAATATGATTTATATTAGTTGTTGTTGTTGCATTTGGCACGATGCTGTATCCATAAGCCATTTTCCAACTTGTAGTATTGGCATAGTCAAAAAAATCCATTACACCCAAAGACCTGTCAACAGTATTGTCTGGAGAGCGTAAAAGTACCCATTGAGTATCTGCAAATGTAACATTTTGTGCTTCACCTGACATCCAGTTGGCATATCTTGTATTACTATCAGCATTAATTCTGACAAAGAAACCTGTAGCATCTGTTGCCATTAAAGGATTAACTACAACCAATCTTAAACTTTTATAAGTTCCTGGTATTGATGATAAAGTTACAGACGCACCTGTTAAACTAGTGCCGCCAGTATTAATTAAAGTCAAACCACCACTTGCAGGTGTATCCCACTTTAAGCCTGTGGCGGTAGAACTATCCGCTACGAGTGTAGTGCCGTTTGCGCCTACCGCTAATCTTGCAACTGTGTTATCAGCAGTTCCGGCAATTAAGTCACCTTTTGCATCAATAGTTGCTTTTGCAATAGCTGCTCCAGCATTAGTAAATACTGTGCTATCGATTGCAGTTCCAAGTGATCGGATCGCTGCTGCGCCATCTTTGACCAGATCGGTGTCGTCCGGTGTCGTCCAGCTGTAATTAGTAGTAGTTGCCATTTTATCCTTTTCCTATGCGACTATTGTAGCGTACTCCCAAGTCAAACTTGGGTCTATTGTGTTCCAAGCCTCTGTTATTGGCATGGTATTCCAACGCATCGCCACTTGGCTAAATGCGACTGGAGAAACATTAATTGTCAAAAACAGTTCATTGAACCTAGTGCTCCATGACCAGCCCTCAACATAACCTTGAAAAGCCCCACCTGAGATTTGAGTAGGTAGGTTTTGAATATCTACCGGCATCCCCATAAATACACCTAGTAGATCATCGCGATCTGAGTCATCAATTTCTGAGTTAGTGATTGGGAATGTTATCGATTGGAATGCTGGCTGTGGATAGGCTCTTTGGTCAATATAGCGATCAGCAATTGCTTGGGCATCGACAGCTCCATGAATCCTAGAATTGATAGTTTCGGCTTTGTAGCCATATAGGGCAATTGATGTGGCATCACTAGCTGTAACCTGTGAATTGTAATTATTGCCATAATTGATAAAAATGTCATTTCTAACATCTGATGAACGCATAACAGTTGAAAGTCCAGCACCTAAAGCATGACCAGCATCTAATTCAACATAACCATTTGTTAAAAGATAGTTTTGTCTGTGGTCAGCATCTGCATATCCAATATCGCCATTGTTTTCCTCATAAATATAACCAAATGCAGAATTAGCAATATCTGAAACAATGTTGTAAATCGTATCGACTGTGCTTGGTTGGTGTTGCATTGTGTAAAGACCTGGCTGATCTATTTCGCCTAATCCTAAATTAACTGCATTTGCCCAGGTTTCGGTTGCATTATAAGTAGACCATTGAGTGGCTGCTGGCACATCATTCCAAGTTCCAAGTAATACACTTGAAAGAATGTCATAAATTTGATTGCCATCCTCATCTTGTGGAATGTTGCCATCCCAAATTTCTTTTGCTAATTTGACAAGAGAACCCATAGCAATAAGTGTGTATTGAACAACTGTTGCAGCTGATCCAGTAGCACCGACCTCAACAGTCACATCGGTAATGTCGCCACCAAATAAACTTACATAAGATCCGGTTGAGTCTTTTATTTGTAAGTCAAAAGAATCATTTATATCAAAAGGTAAGGTTTGACCATTTAAAGCAATTAAGGTTATTGAGCAATATGATGGTGATGGCTGTTGGTAAATATCTGTGCGACCTGCTTCATGCTGAATATCGCTTATTGCTATGTCAGTATAATCAACACCACCGACAGTTAACTTCCAGTCAGGTGTAAAAGCACTCATTGAAGTCTAATACCATTACCAGTAAATAATGGCACGCTTCGAGCAGCTGATTGATTAACTACCTTTGCAACGGCTCTTGCAGCACCTTCGCCATCCACAGCATTAACAGTTATGTTTGTTATTTGACCCATACCGCCACCGCCAAAGTTACCGGTCGAACTAGGCACTTTAGGTAATGATGATCTACTAGCTGATGGTGCTGGATTAGGTAATGAACCCACATTAACACCCGGAATGATATTTACAACTCTGATTAACTCATTGGCTAAAGATACGACTAAGCCAATTGCCTCACGCAAGAATGTAATAAATCCTGAAATGATTCCAGATACAACACCAATTGCTCTACCAAAAGATTCTGCATTTCTTTGAGTTTCGGTAAATCCTTGATTTAATCCACCTGCTCCAGTTAGTCCTGCAATAAAAGCATTTAGGCTTGGGATGCCGGTTTTATTTAAGAATGTAATAAACTGCTCAACTGTTGGAAGTAATGCTGTGCCAAGTGATTCTTTAGCTTCATCAAATCCTACTTTTAGGCGATCAATCTTTCCTTGAAAGGTTTCAGCATTTGTAGCTGCTGCGCCACCATAAAGATCAGCAAGTTTCTGTTGAACCTCAGTAAATGTTAAAGTAGATAGTTCAGCCTTTGATAAGCCAAGACCTAATCGACCAAGTGAAGTAACATTTCCATCTTGTGCTCTACCTAAAGCATTAGTAACAGTTTCTAAATCTTTACCTGATGCTTTGCTAATATCTAAAGCAAGGGTTAATAACTTTTGTGCTTCCTCAGTTGATTTTGTAGATACTGCCAATCTCTGTAATGCCGGTCTTAATTGGTCATCGGCTACACCAGTTGCAAGGCTAGTTTGAAGGATCATGTCCTCAGTTGCCGCTATTTGGGCATCTGTTGCCCCTGTGGCTTGTCTTAGAGCATTGGCTAACCTTAACTGTGCCTGCTCATCCTCTATTGCGCTCTTGACCCCATCAATGGCTAATTTGCTAGCATAGGCAACGGCAGCAGCAGCAGCTACGGCAAATGCAGCAGCAGCCTTCTTTCCAAACTCTGCAATCTTACTTGAGTTGGTTTCGACAGCCTTATCGGCTTCGCCTAACTTCTTTTTTAAGTCATCAACATCGGCAAGAATGGATAACTTTAATGTGCGATTATCTCTTGCCATTAGACCCATTCCTTAATAATGCGAGCAAAACTTTCTTCCCATTTGTTAATCAATTCAGGCTGAATTCTGCGAAGGGTTGGATAAATGAACCATCCGCGAGATCCACGACCTGACCGCCCAGAATATGCAGGGAACTGTTTGAATTTATTTGAACCAAACTCAATACCAC